GTGACCAAAAGGTTGGTTAATACCAACCAGGACCCGCCGTCCATTGATGGACGTGCGTTATTCTCGTTAAGGGTTTACCGTAAAGGCCACGCACAGGCTCGATGCCCATGCTAGCCCTATTCGGTAGGTCATTTGGCCACCAAAATGGACGGTAGCCTCCTTGACCTGAGCCCCCCTGCAGCGCTGCGAGTATCACACCTTCGGTCATGAGATCGACGGTACTTACCAACGTTGGCAAGTGAATTACAGATACAGCAGCATACCCCTCCCACTGGCAATCACCCGAAAAACCGCACGATTGTTCTTCTTTCGTGGGTGCCTTTCGCCATCTCGGCGATTGGCTCTCTTCGAGTGACATCAGGACACCAGTATCCCCGAGTTCAATGGGGACCGCTGTCTTGCGCCATTTGTGGTTGAGTCGCGAAATGAGCGACGACCACACTCCATGGTAGGCCTCCGGCGAATAACCGTAGACCCCCCAGCACCAACGACGCAACGAATTTGCCCATTGTAAGAACTTTGGGACGTTCGTGTCATAGGTGTTGCGGAGGTAGAAGGGACGGACATCATGTCCGAGATAAAAGTCCGTGCCACAGGATTCGAAAAACCTTCCTGCCAAGAAGGATTTTTCGGTGTTCACACTAAAGCCGAGGTACTCTAGTGCCTGGATCAAGTCGTGAGCATACTTCTGAGGTACGACGATATCGTCGCCGTAAACCCCACACAGCCCACGATCCCGCCTCGGGACGAAGGTAAAAACCAACGCCAAAAACAGGAGCGACTCTAACGGGAAGGTATATCCATTACCCATCGACGAATGCTTTTCCTGAACGTGAACCTCTTTCTTGATCTTGATCGAGGGAGTTCTTAGAATGTTCATCAGGTCTGCCCACTTAGGTGGTACGACTCGATTCACGAGCATTCGAGAAACGGTGTCTGAGGCCATCGAGAGATCGATAGTCGCCAGACCCTCGGCATAAGCCCTTGCGGCTAAGCCTTGGTTACGTCTCTGGTCGCGCAGATCACAGCCAAATCGCAAAAGGCGCTGCCGGATGACCTCGCCGAGTCCTAGCTGAACATAAACGTTCAGTAAAGGCTCGACGGCGATCGAACGGTCAGTCTTCGCGGATTTGGGAACAGCCACCCAGTTGCTGCTGTCTACCTTGACAGCGGCGCCGACGTTTGCACGCCAACGCTCCCCCATTATGCTTTCTGCAAAGGGGAACAACTCAGGGGTGACAGTTGGAGGTCCTTGAAATTTATAGGACCGAACCAACTTTTCTCCAGGAAAGCCGACAGCAGCACCTGGCCCATGACGGGCCTCCTCAAGAACTTGATTTACATCAAGCTCCCCGAGGATGGTGGAGACCCAGCCAATGTACGCTCCCATCCACGAAGGATCGGGATTGTATGTCAGCCGGTGATTGGTCTCTTTGCAAAGTGCTTCCGCCCTATGAGTAGAGCAGAGCGCGGCTTCTCGTCGGTCAACTTTTATAGGGAGCACATCACTCTTACGTAAGAGTTCAGTACACAACCTATCCTCAGCGAAATGCTTCGGATTGTCAACCTCTACCGGTGAAGGTAGTTCGAGGTAGCTCAAGAGGTCTACGGCGAGGTCCGCATCGGACTTCAAATGTCCAAAAGCGTTATCACCAACCAGGAGAGCCACAGATAGGCTGCGAGGTGTATCAATAACTTCGCAGATATCCCGGAGGAATGACTGCTGGGCCTTGAAGGCCGCGGTTGTACTCGTTCTGGATGCAAGATCCATAGAACTAGCCTCCTCAATAGTTGAAGGAGCCTCACGCTCGAGTGAGCTTGAGGGCAGTGGTCGTCGTCTGGCCTAATTGGCCACATCACCGGAAATCACGTAGCCCTGAGTTAGGGCATGCGCGACCGCCGAGGCAGCGAGCTCAGCAACAGCAGTACGCTGGGCCAGAGTCGCTTTCGGACTGATGATGATATTGACGTCGACCCGATTCACGCCATCCACGTAAGTTTCGCCGGTGTCGAGGGAGGTCAACTCCTGAGGGACATCGAGCTTCACGCGGGTTTTGGCGGCGGAATCGCCTGAGGTGGGCCGATAGGAGTACCGCAAGGTACTTTGGCCGCTCAGGGTCTGCGCCGTAGTCACGTCCTTGAAAAGGAAGTCGAAGGACGTGGGAGTACCGCCGGCCACAGGCCCGACAGGCTTGTAGGTCCGATCGATAGTGCCGTCATTGATGACGACGTTTGTTGCACTGGGCATGTTGAGTCTCGGTTTGGCATCACAGGCGGATGCGCTTGTTACGTTGAACCAGCAGTAGAGAGATGGCATTAGCCATGCTTCGAAAGCTAGTTGAAGGTGACCAACTGACGGACGGTGTGGCGTCGGGGACCCAAACACTACGTTTGTAAGTCTCCCGAGTACCTCGCGTTTGGCGAGGCCAAGTGTACGCCCATCTGATAGTCGACGATTCACCAGAAGCTGCTTCGTATTCCGAAGCTACCAAGCTCTGGGTTCTCTCAGTCATCGTGCCCCACATACCTCCTACTCCTGTAAAGGCATCTAGGTTCGATATCGCTCTACCGATTGGTAACATCCAATCAATAACGAACGAGAATGGAATAAGTTCCCACGCCCATTCGCCGGGGTTCCCGACAGTGAAGTCGTCCCCGAGAGCGGTCTCTGAGAGGAGCACCCAAATGGAAGCCTTCTTGCTTCCATCTGTCGCCCAACGTATGCCTCCGTCGCCTTCGCCTTCTACGAAACCGTAGATTTTACCACGAAGGTGCCGGTAGATCGGATAGGATATCCGATTCTTCAGGCGGTCAGCGGAATCGGCCACCGTCCCCGCGAGGGGAGCGATACCGAAGCTGATCCCAAGGTTGGCTCCTGCCACCTTAACGGGAAAATCGCCTAGGCGTACGGTCTGACCTGGTCGCATCGATTTTGGGATCTTGAATCCCTTTCCCTTCGATGCCCGATAGACGCTGCGCATACCCTGACCAAGTGCACGAGCCAAGCTCGTCACGGCAGTCGCGGTTTGTTTTGCTTCAGCGAGATCGGAGGCCAGATTGATCTTCATGCCCTTGACACGTGCAGCCATCATGGCATTTAAACTATCGGGGTATTCAGCCTCATGGAATGTGGGCTGCCCGATAGCGTAGCGCGTGTTTTGGACGAATCCATCGCACTTCTTGTTTTCCTCGGTGTAATACTTGCATCCGTAATCGTAACGGATTCGGTAGAAACGGCCGAGAGGAGTGGGATTCCGAATAAGGCTAGAAGGCTTGTGCCTACTACTGTCACCTGGCTCCGCCCAGTATCGATCACCTGACGTATATTTTACGGCTTTAGTCGTGATGGGTTTACCACACTTCTTAGTCGTATGTATCGTATAGGTGTGAAGTCGTTTGGAGCGTAAGATGATAGCCATGCTGGAATCCTAGGATCGATGGACACCTCTCATGAGGGTTGATATGTCAGAAGGAGGGTGGGGAACGTCTCACGACGATCCCCAAGTTGGAGCTCCACTGCAGGAGACAACTTGCTAGCAGTACACCACCGCCAATTTGTTTGCAAATAAAATTGGAGAAGGTGTAGCACCCTGGGTGCGCGAGCGTATAGTTCGGCGTCACCCTACGTCACCTTGATACAAGGTGTCATAAGAGAGCCCCCTTTCGGG